CATTTACAACAAGTATACAAATATACAAAACCTAAATACAATAGTACCTATTGTAAAACACTATGAAGTATGTGAACAAAATTATGCTAACTTTAAAAATGAAATAAACCCATTTTACAATAAAGCAGCAATTGTGTTTAATCAACTAGAACGAGCGGGAATAAAAATAGACCCCACTTTGTTTGAACAGTACTTTGATAGAGAAGTAAACGAGTTTATACACACACAATATAATCTAAACACACTAACAACAAGACCCTCAAATACATTTGGGGGCATTAATTATTCAACTTTAAATAAAGAAAATGGAGAAAGAGAATGTTTTATCCCGCGCAATAACATATTTGTTGAAATGGATATTAGCGCTTACCACCCTACCCTTCTTGCTAATCTTTGCGATTATGCTTTTGATGATGTGGATATACATCAATCTTTTGCTAAAATGTATGATGTGGACTATGCCAAAGCAAAAGAGATTACGTTTAAGCAAATCTATGGAGGAATTTGGAAAGAGTATGAGGAACTAGAATTTTTTAAAAAAGTAAAAACATATACGGATAGTTTATGGAAAGAATTCAAAGCAAATGGATCTATAAAATGCCCCATTTCAGAATATGAATTTAGAGACAGTGAACTGGAAAATATGAACCCACAAAAACTTTTAAATTACGTACTACAAAACTTGGAAACCGCAAATAATGTTCTTATATTGTGGGAGATTTTTAAGATTTTACGAGGGAAAAATACTAGACTCGTACTATATGTGTACGATTCGTTTTTACTTGATTTCGATGAAAATGAACAAGATATATTAGATAAAATATTTGATGTATTTAAAAATAAAAACCTACAAATTAAAATAAAAAAAGGTAAAAATTATAACAATTTAAAATAAGTTATGTACAGCATTTTACAACCAACTCAACATATGTATAATCAGTATGATTTCGAAACCATACATGATTTTTCCTTAATGAACAATAGATTATTTTGTACTTTTACCACTTTAGAAGGGATAGATGAGTTGATTGGTAATTTATCTAGTAAATATTCTATCATGTATAACAAGATGTTTGTGTTATATGTTAAAAGCAATAATGAATATGTTGTAACATACAATGTTGATCAAGGGAATGTAAATGATATACCTGAACAAACAATTCTAGTACATAGAAAAAAAGAATCAAATACGTTATATACGATAAATGCTCTAAATGAGCTTATCAAAAAACTAAATGGAGGTGTTGTTGATACAAAATTCCCAGTAAACTGGCAACACTATAAAAATTGTATATTGTTAACTCAACACAATGAGATTAAGCAATTAAATACAAAAATTTACAAGATAGTTGAAGTATAACTTGGCTATCTAAAAAAGGGTTATTATATTATAAGTTGTAAACAATTAATTTTAAGTTATATTATGAATCTAGATGCAATTAAGAAAAAACTTGAATCAATGCAAAAAACCTCAAACGGAGGTTCAAACAACAATTCAAGTAATGTTAAGCGATTTAAGCCAAGCATTGGAAAACAAACGGTAAGAGTTGTTCCGTTCAAATACAACAAAGAGTTTCCATTTACGGAAATGAAATTTTACTATGGAATCGGAAGCAGAAAAGTAATTGCTTCACCTTTAAATTGGAAAGAAAAAGATCCAATTGCTGAGTTTGCAAAACAACTTAGAGGAACAAACGATAAAGAGAACTGGCGTTTAGCTAAAAAATTAGACCCTAAAACTCGTATTTTTGCTCCTGTAATTGTTAGAGGAGAAGAAAATGAAGGTGTTCAATTGTGGGAATTTGGTAAAGAAATTTACGAAGCATTTTTACAAATGGCTGCTGATGAGGAAGTAGGTGATTTCACAGACATCATGACAGGTAGAGATATTAAGTTAAACACTGTAGGACCAGATTCAACAGGTACTCCTTACAATAAAACTACTATTTCACCTTCTATGAAAACATCCCCTTTAGCTGACGATAAATCAACAGTAGAGAAATTGTTAAACGAACAAGAAAATCCTCTTGATATGTACAAACCTCTACCATTTGATACTATCAAACAAGCACTTCAAGAGTGGTTAAACCCTGAAGATGAAGAAGGAGATATTGTTTCTGAAGCTGCTTCTGATTTTGATGATGCTGAAACAGTTGAAGAAAAAAAATCAAATTATAGTTTATCAAAAACCCCAAAAGCTAAATCTAAAGTAGCTCAATTTGATGATCTATTTGATGAGGAAGATGATGACTTACCATTTTAATTAAAGTTATATGCCTAGAGGAAGAAAATCACTGTCTGAAGCAGTAGATAATGAATTAAAATCAAATTTTGATTTAAAAAACTTTAAAGCTAAAAAAGGACTAGCTTCAAACGTTAAATTTAAAGACCAAAGATGGATACCACTCTCCAAAGCATTCCAGGAAGTAACTTCAGTTCCTGGGATACCTTTAGGCCATATAGTTTTACTTAGAGGACATTCAGATACAGGTAAAACAACAGCATTGCTTGAGGCAGCTGTTAATGGTCAAAAAATGGGTGTACTCCCTGTGTTTATCATTACCGAAATGAAATGGTCTTGGGAACACGCAAAAATGATGGGATTTGAAGTAAATGAAGTTTTTGATAAAGAGACAGGTGAGCTGGTCGATTATGAAGGAAATTTCATTTATGCTGATAGAGAAACCATTAACACAATTGAAGATGTAGCTGCATTTGTTTTAGATTTGATTGATGAACAAAGAAAAGGTAATTTACCATACGATCTATTATTTTTATGGGATTCGATTGGTTCTGTACCTTGTGAAATGTCTGTTAAATCAAACAAAAACAACAATGAATGGAATGCAGGTGCTATGTCAACCCAATTCGGAAACAATGTTAACCAGCGTATTACATTATCTCGAAAAGAAAGCTCAAAATACACGAATACTTTAGTTTGTATTAACAAAGTATGGGCTGCAAAACCAACTGTTCCAATGGGTCAACCAAAATTGATGAACAAAGGAGGATTTGCAATGTGGTTTGATGCTACATTTGTAGTTACATTTGGAAACATAGCTGATTCTGGTACTTCAAAATTAAAAGCTATTAAAGATGGTAAACAAGTTGAATTTGCTAAACGTACAAATTTACAAATTGATAAAAACCATATTAACGGTATGCAATCAAGAGGTAGAATTATAATGACACCTCATGGATTCATTGAAGATACTGAAAAAGCCCTTAAGAAATATAAGGACGAACATGCAAATGAATGGAGAGATATTTTAGGTGGATTAGATTTTGATTTAATCGAAGAAGAATCAGACACCTCAAATCACGTAGAATCATTTTTAACAGAACCTGAAGATTAATATGAAAAAAGACCTTCTAGATCTCCTTAACAATGTACAAGAACAAGGAGACGAATTACCAAGTCAAAACAGATACCTTTTAATAGATGGGCTTAACTTATTTTTTCGCAATTTTAGTGCAATTAACGCTGTTAACTCAAACGGAGTCCATATAGGGGGTCTAGGAGGATTCTTTAGGTCATTAGGTGCTTTAATTCGTACCATCCAACCAACCCATGTTTATGTTGTATTTGATGGAACAGGTTCTTCAACAAACAGAAAGAACATAATCCCAGAATACAAATCAAACAGAAATTTATCTCGAGTTACAAACTGGGAAGTTTTTGAAAATTTAGAAGAGGAAGATGAATCAAAAATTGATCAAATCATCCGGGTTATACAATATCTAAAAACACTTCCTGTAAAAACATTGTCCCTACCTAAAGTAGAAGCAGATGATATTATCTCATATTTAAGTTCAGTATTAAATAAAAAATCAACAGACCGAGTATTTATAGTTTCAAGCGATAAAGACTATTTACAACTAGTTACTGAACAAGTAATTGTTTACAGACCTATAGAAAAGGAATATTATACTGAAGATACAGTTAAGGGAAAATTTGGAATATCTCCAAACAATTTTCTCCTATACAAGTTACTTATGGGGGATAATTCTGATGGAATTACAGGAATTAAAGGATTAGGTGAAAAAAAACTATTCAAACTCTTCCCAGAACTCGCAGATAAAAATTTAACATTTGATGATTTGTTAGATATTTCTGAATCTAAACTAAAAGAACATGTTATATATGCAAGGTTATTACATGATGTTGAAAGTTTAGAAAACAAATATAAAGTAATGGATTTATCAAATCCTATGATGAATGACAGTGAAAAAGAAAAGGTTAATCAAGTTGTAGCAAATACCGAATTGAACTTTTACCCAGATACATTTGTTCAAATGTGTGAAGAAGATCAACTAGGAAACCTTATAAGAAACACAGATTTTTGGGTTCGTGATGTCTTTAAAAATCTGTTGGAGTCTAAATAAAGAGTTATTATTTTTAAATAAAAGTTATAAAAAATGACATTACATTCAATTGACGAATATGGTCCATCCTTCCAAATGAAGGTTATTTCATCTCTTTTAACACATAAAGAGTTTTTACAAACAATAAATGATGTTTTAAGTGATGAATATTTCTCTAACCCGGCTCATAAATGGGTTATAAATGAAATTTTAAACTACTACGAAAAATACCATACAACCATTTCAATGGATATTTTAAAAGTTGAAATGAAAAAAGTAGAAAATGAAGTACTTAAAGTTTCTATAAAAGAACAGTTACGTGAAGCTTATAAAGCTGATAAAGAAGATTTAACTTATGTTCAAGAAGAATTTTCTACATTTTGTAAAAATCAACAACTTAAAAGAGCACTATTGAATAGTGTTGACTTGTTAAAAGCAGGCGACTATGATTCTATAAAATATTTAATTGAATCAGCAATGAAAGCAGGTGCTGATAAAAACATAGGACACGAATATAAACGCGATACAGAGTCAAGATATAGAGAAGATCATAGAGTAACAGTTCCTACTCCCTGGCCCGAAATAAATGAATTAGTTCAAGGTGGTTTAGGTAATGGAGATTTAGGTTTAATATTTGGTAATCCTGGAGGAGGTAAATCATGGACATTAGTTGCTTTAGGTGGTTATGCTGTTCAAATGGGTTACAATGTTATACATTATACTCTAGAATTGAGTGAAGCTTATACAGGAAGACGATATGACGCCTTTTTTACAAACACCCCAGTTGATCAACTAGAAAACAGTAAAGAAGTCGTAGAAAATGCGATAGAAAGTATACCTGGAGAATTGATAATTCGTGAATTTCCTATGGGAAAAACCACAATCTCTACCATAGAATCGCACATTCAAAAAGTAAAAGAGCGAGGAATTGAACCAGATTTGATAATCATAGATTATATTGATCTTTTATCAACAAGGAAAAAAACTGCCGACCGCAAAGGA